TACCTCAAAAACGATTTTCAGACATCGGCAACAGGAACGCGCGATTCTCTCCAGGAGCAGGTGGACACGCTCACTGAAAAATATGAGGCTATGCGAGACGCTGTTAAAGCTGGAGCCCCGGGCGTCACGCAAGCACAGGTGGATGAGATGGCGCACTTGGTGTTCCTTTCCAAGCAAGAATTGGATAAAATGCCAAGCGCAGCAGAACAGGCAGCCAGAAATACAGTACAGGCGATTATAGACGGAAATGACGGCTGCCGGTCAGCCGGATCAGAATATGTAAGGGAAATCGCTGGCGGGATCGAGGCAGCGGAGCCAGAGGCAAAGGCAGCAGTAAAAGGGATCGTTAAGAGCACGGAACAAGCAATTATTGATGGTAATGATGGCTGCCGGTCAGCGGGTTCAGAATTTTCGCGTGAGTATGCTTCCGGGATTACAGAAGAGGAAAAAGGCGTGCAGCTTTCCGCTGAACAGATCGCGTCTTTGACGGCGCTTGGTATTAAAATTAATATCCCGCTTGCCGATACCTGGGGCAGTGACATGATGGACGGGTATATTAAGGGAATTACAAGCAAGATCAGCGAGTTAGAGGGGGCTTGTCAGAGCGTTGCAAGCACTGTATCTGATTACATGCACTTCACGCGGCCAGAAAAGGGACCGCTGCGAAATTATGAAGAGTGGATGCCCCACATGATGCAGGGCTTGGCTAAGGGGATCAAGGATAACGTGGGAGTCGTCGGGGCCGCTGCCGGAGCTGCCGCTGGAAAGATTGGCGAGGAGCTGGCGGCCGGTATTGCAGATGGAGTGCGGCAGAACAAGGACAATGCCAAAAAGAGCGCGGAGGACCTGGCAAAGGCCATTTTAAGCGCCGCCCAGAAGAAGCTAAAAAACGAGGCGGTATATCGGGAGATATCATTGGCGGATGAGGTTGATTACTGGAATGCCGTGCGTAAGCAGGTGACCGAAGGAACCGATGCACGGATCAGCGCCGACGAAAAGTATTTTAAAGCCAAGCAAGACCTCAACAAGAAATCCCAAGCGGCGGAAGAGAAGTACACAAGCAACGTTGCTAAGGCTTACGAGAACTTGAATAAGGAGGTCCAGGACCTCAACAAAAAATATCAGGACGCAGTTGGTTCACGAATGGATGAAATCAAAAACTCGGTTGGGCTATTTGATGAATTTTCCATGGACACCGACCTTACCGCGGATGACCTGATGAATAACCTGCAATCACAGGTTGACGGGCTGGAAGAATGGAGAAGTAACCTGGACAGTCTGTCCCGGAGGGGTATCAGCGACGAACTATTGAATGAATTGCAGAACCTTGGGCCACAATCCGCCGCACAGGTCCGCTTACTAACCCAGATGACGGATGATCAACTGGATCAGTATGTCAGCTTATTCCGGCAGAAAAACCGGACAGCACGGAAACAGGCTGTCGAGGAGCTGGCGCCAATGAAAAAAGAGATCAGAGATCAGATTGCGGACCTGAGATTTCAGACGGAGCGGGAACTGGCACAGTACCAGCGTGAATATATGCAGTCTATGACGGAGCTGGGGGTTGCATTGAATCAGCCCGCGGAGAACATGAAACTGGCAATGGCTCAGAACGCGGTGGAGATGGTGTCTACCCTAGCAACATCCATCCAGATGGAGGCAGGGAGCGCCGAGAATACCGCGCGTTTCGCGGCGATTGCGCAAAACATCCTTAATTCCACCGGTACGCTCCCGACAGACATGCAGGGAGTTGGCCAGAATACCATAGCTGGTATCATTACCGGGCTTCAGAGCAAGGAGGCAGAGCTGTATGCAGCTGCCCAGAGCATTGCGCAGCGGGTAACGCAGGCCATGCAGGATGCCTTTGGGATCCACTCACCGTCGGTTGTTATGCGGGAGCAGATCGGCAAGAACCTTATGCTGGGGTTGCAAGAAGGGATGGAGAAGTACAAGAAGCTGGCAGAATCTACGGTCAGGATTGGAATGAATTTCACCGGTACGGCGAATGAGCCAGCAGGATCACAGCAAACCGCAGGAATGCCGGAGGTTATGAATCTGTTGAATGCATACCTGCCTGAGATCGCCCAGCAGAAGTATATTACGCTCAATGGCAAGACGCTTGTCGGGCAGACGGTGAACGATATGAATTGCCGCCTTATTGGCACTCAGGCAGTGCAGGGGAGGATTACATGATATTTTTGAGTGTTTCAATCAATGATATTGACATGCTTGATACCTACAAAATGGCGTTAAAGGACCGGCACTGTGTGCAGCCGCCGGTCCCCAAAACGTCATTTCAGGACATTCCCGGAGGCGACGGATCATTTGATCTTTCAACGGTGAATGCCGGGCGCGTGGTATATGAGCGTCGAACAATTACGTTGAATTTCGGGTGCGGCTATCCGACCAATGATTGGCCCGCCATTTTTTCGGAAATTCTGAGGAAATTCCATGGAAAGGAAGGAAAGCTGATTTTTGACGATGACCCGCAGTATTACTATACGGGCCGCATGGTAGTATCTGATTACAGTCGGGCCGGTACACTTGGGACGTTCACAATCACCGTGGAGGCTGATCCCTACAAGTATGAACTGACCGCGGGGGACGAGGACTGGCTGTGGGACCCGCTTGACTTTGAGGAAGGTGTGATCCGGGAATATAAGGATTTGGCCGTTGACGGTAAATATCAGCTAATTATTGATGGAACGCAGAAATGGATTATACCGGAAATCGTGGTATCTGCCGATATGACGGTGGAGTTTGAGGGCAAGCAATATGCGCTCAAAGCAGGAAACAATAAAATCTACGGAATCGTGATCAAAGAGGGCGAAAATGTGTTGACCTTCAGAGGAACCGGGACCGTAACAGTTAAGTATAGGGGGGCGATTTTATAATGTATAGAGTGTATGTGAGCTATGATGGAACGGAGTATCCGTTGTATGAGCCGCTTGACGATGAGATGAGAATTTTTGATCCGGTGTTTACAGAGACGGCCGGAAGCGCCGGAACATTTGTATTCCAGATCCATGCAAGTCATCCCAATTTCAGCAAAATCAAGGCGTGTAAATCGGAAATCATCTTATACCGGGATGATGAAGCGCTGTTTTATGGGCGCGTTTTCAGGCCAGAGCTGGAATTTAACAACATCGTGACATTCACCTGTGAGGGCGAATTAACATACCTGTTGGACAGTATGCAGCGGCCGTTTTCTTTTTCGGGCAGCATCAGCGCATACTTTGGAAAACTCCTGGAAATCCATAATTCGCAGGTTCAGGCGGACAAACGCGTAGAGCTTGGAAATATTGTTGTGACCGGTGACGGTGGCGATAGTGTGAGGACACTGACAGAATACACCCCAACGCTTACCGTAATCCGAAAGATCAAGGATACATACGGCGGGTATTTGCGAATGAGACATGAATCCGGGAAGCGTTACCTTGATTACCTGTGGGATTATGGCGGCGTTAACAGCCAGGTGGTGCGCTTTGGGGAAAACCTATTGGACCTGACCAAGTATGTGGACGCCTCACAGATTATTACATGCCTGATCCCGGTGGGCGGGGAAATTGAGTATAAAGACGCACTGGGAGAGCGGCAGAAACGGGCCGTTGACATTACTTCGGTCAATGGCGGAAAAGATTACATCGAAAATGCCATAGCGGTGGAAAAGTATGGGAGGATTTGGGGAACACGGAAATTTGACGGCGTGACTGATCCGAAAAAGCTCCTTGCAATGTCTACGACTTACCTGGAAGAGGCATCAACCCTTCCGGAGTCGGTAGTGGTAAGCGCGATTGATCTTTCTCTGATTGATGCGGACGTAGAGCAATTCCATGTTGGTTATTGGACCGATGTGTCCAGCTCTCCCCATGGTATCGAACAGCGGTATATGCTGTCCTCGCGGGTTATTAATCTGCTTGATCCGGCGCAAGGAAGTATTACATTGGGACGGGAGCTGGACACGTTCACGGGCAATGCAAATAAGGCGCAAGCAGCGATTTCAGCGCGGGTTGAAAAGGTAGCGCAGGAGGCCATAGAGGAGATCGACCGGAAAGTTGAGAACGCCACGGAATTGATTACCGGCGGCCTTGGTGGCTATGTGGTGTTGGACAATATCGACCCTGCGACGGGAGATCAAATGCACCCGTGGAGAATCCTGGTGATGAACACGCCGGACAAGGCGACAGCAACCAACATAATCCAGATCAATCAGAATGGGATCGGGTTTTCCACAACTGGAATCAACGGCCCGTATCGCAACGCCTGGACGATTGACGGGAACCTGGTGGCGGATTTCATCACCACTGGGACCATGCTGGCAGACCGCGTGAAAGGCGGAACGCTGGAAATCGGCGGGAGTGGATTCGCCAGGGATGGAAAAATCGTGGTGTACAATGCCAGCGGAGGCCAGATTGGATACTGGGATAAGACGGGGCTGCATGTGTATGAGGGTGTAATCGAGGGGAGCAGGATCCGCGGTGGCACCATTGCTGTGGGACCGCTATCAGCTGATTCTGGCGGCGTATATTTTGGAGATTATTATGTAAGTGCTAATGGTTCGAATATATTCCAGGCGGGTGACGGTTCCGTTGTCTTGCAAACAGCTGATGGCGGGCCATTGGGGAGTTATACAAGTTTCAAGTTGAGTTCTGGGGTGGGCGAGACAATCTTGTCTGATCATCATATAAGGACCGGTGCGGCTGAGGTAAAATACATTTGGGGAAGTTGCAAGTTGAGTAATGGAGATGGTGTGACAAACTGGTGGGCAGGGTATTCTCTTTTTGAAGCCTTGGATTATCTTTATAACAAGATATCAAATTTAGAAAACATATAAATTTTATAACACTATTGGGCTTTATGTATCCAAAGATTAATGGTATAATACATTGTAAGAAGTTGCAGATATAATTCGGAGGCGATATGATGAAAAAGAAACATGCATGTTCCTTATTATTGTTACTATTTTTATTATTGAGCACGACAATGACGGCATTTGGTGTGGAGAGACGTCCGTTAAGCGAAGGTGAAATAAGGCCTAAATGGATTGAACTTAATGAAGATTCGTTGCCCAGAAAAAACGAATGGTTCCAGTATGATGATGGCACATGGGTCTATCTGGACGGCGAAGGATATACACTTCAAAGTACATGGGCAGAGATTAATGGTAAATGGTATTATTTTGACGAGTATTGCTACATGTTAGCTGATACCACCACCCCAGACGGCTATTATGTCGGATCAGACGGGGCGTGGGACCAGAATGAGCCAGTAGCAGCACAGTAAAAGTTACAGAGACCGAGAGCGAGGAGAGATCCCCGCTCTTTTTGTATGCAAAAAAGGATGGTGATAATATGGCAAACCAGCCGGTACATGTAAATATCAACCAGGAGATCCAGGATTGGAAAGACGCCCGGTACGGCCGCCAAGTCCGTGCGGCGAACGTGTCAGCCCTGAACAAGTTGCAGGACCAGACCAACGCCTCGGTGGACTACGTGGTGGAGAAGGGGGAGGCCGTCGATCAGGCCGCCAAGGACGTCCAGACGGTCCGCCAGGAGGCCCAGGGCGCAGTGGATCACGCCAACGATATCACAGCGGAGTACAAGCAGTATGCTGATGACAAGCTGGCAGCGACGGAGCAGGAGCGGCAGGCAGCACAGACGGCCCGGACCGGATCGGAAGCCGCGGCCACCTTGGCGGAGAGTTGGGCTGTGGGCGGCACCGGGGCCAGGCCGGGAGAGGATGGCAACAACAGTAAATATTTCAGTGATCAGTCTAAGGCTGACGCTGACCGGGCCAAGGAGGAAGCTGATCGAGCCGCCCAGTATGCCAGTATCGTTCCTCCCACGTTCCACATAGATTTCACTACCATGGAGTTAATCCAGGATACCCAAGGCAGCGGGATCACGTTCACGCTCGACGAAAACAAAGTATTGTCATTTGATTATGTTGTATAGGAAGGAGACTACATGGCAAGCTTAGGAACCGTCGGCATTGCCGACAGAGGAAATTACAGCGCTTCAGCCACATACGTTAAGGGGAATTTTGTATATTATGACGGATCGTCCTGGCTGGCGCTGAAGGATAATTTGACCGGAGTCACACCGGAGGAAGGAGACAACTGGAAGTATCTGGCCCGTGGTTATGCCGCGGAACTGCTGTCTATGATCACGGCCTTGGATACCAGCGGAGTGCTGGGCCAGGCCGGGGCAAGTGTGGGTGGCCAGGCATTGATGGACGCAATCGCAGATAAGGTTATGACCAAATTAGTGGAGAGATCATCCATCGTCCAGACAGAAAGCACAAGCACCACCACGGTCCCTTCCAGTGCCTATTTCAAGCAGGTCACTGATGGGGTAATTAGTGATATAGCCCAAAAGGCTGACGCCAGTAATTTAGAAAACAAGACTGTTGTC